AATGGTAACATCTGAAAATCCTTCATTGCTACAAATGCTTTAGCATAATTACTTTTACCCCAATCTTCACCCATTGAATGACGTGGTAAAGCATTTTGATCAAACATAATAACAGTTCCTAATTCATCAACAAGTATATCTGCTATCTGATTATTAACCATATTGTAACCAACTTGATATGCTTTCATTAAATCTACTAAAGATGTAGATCTTGTATTTCTATCAGAAAATACTCTACCCTCTACAGGTAGCTTACAACCATATAATGTTTTATCTCCTTTAAATTGGAAAGGTATTCTACCAGGTTTCTTTCTGTCAATACCCACATAAATAGGATCAACATTATTACCCATTTCAGAACGCCAACCTGTAGGAGAGTTTGGTCCTACTTTAACTCCTCCCCAAACTTCATTGATCCAAATATAATCTACATGTTCACCTTGTAGTAAATTTTCTTTAGACTTATTTTTTAATAATGATGTATCATACATAGGCTTCATAGTAACCTTGAATGTTTCGTCCACAATTTCTTGTAAGACTTCTCCATCTTCTTTAATGCAAGTAAGATGTCCAACCTTTCTTTGTGTTTTCCAGTAAACAGTGGTTACACGCATCAAATCACCTTCTCCCCATTGCGTCACATCTTCTCCCTCATTTAAAATAGCACTTACTATATCTCCGCCTCTGGCTGGATCATTTGACCAATTGCTTACATATTGTCTAAACCCTAAACTTGGACTATTTGTATTCCAAGCATGTGATCTTGTAGCATCATAATAAGATCCATCATTTTGATAACCATTAACTTGATACATGCTAGATTTAGCAGGATGTATTTTATTTAAAGACCTAAGTTGTTTTTCATCCATTAGATATCCATACTTATCTATTACATCAGCAACCGTCATGAGGTCCATCTTACCACAAAAATTTGATTCAGATATGTATCTAGTCTCAGGAGACTTTTGGTAGAAAGTTAATACAGGATTCCATAGTTCTACATCATAGTCATCTTCCATCATTCTAAAATGCCAAAACTCTCTATCTGCAATAAGCATATCACGGAAAGCTCTTTCTTCTAGTTCTTGTATTTTAAATCTTTCTACATCTACATTCATTTGATGTGTAGCCCACTCTTCAACCATGCTTCTGTAAGACTTACTAAAGAAATCTTCTATCTCTGGTAAAGATCTAATCTTTCCAGGATCCATCATTTCTTTAGCTTCTTCTGATTCAGGATTTAATCCCATCTCAAGCATTTTAGTCAATTGTTTTTTTGAAGCATCTGCAAGTAAGTTTTCTTCTACCAATGCTCTTTTAGATTCTAGCATTTCGTTGTAAGAAGTATCATCTACAGCTCTAAACTGTACTCTAGAAAATCTTTTAGAGAATTCACCACTTAATACATTTATTACATTTGGAATAATAGGGTAAAACTTTAACTCTAATGCTGACTCATCTTCTCTTGTAAGTACATCCATTAAGTCTTTATGATCATTGTCTTCTTCAACAATGTAGTCCTTCTTGTCTATAATTCCTTTTGCAAGTTTATAGTTCTTAAGTAACTTTCTTGAATTTCTACGTAGGAACTCCATGCCCTGTAGTTCTAGCCAATCTAAATTCCATGCTGACCAGTCATCATCTTTCTTTTTAGATGACAAAAACTGTATGGGTTGTGTCAAAGATGAAGATACATGACCTCCTTCTTTCTTGGCTCCTGCCTTGAGTTGCATTGCATTGAATACTCTCATACTATCTTAAGTTTTTAAATCCTGATCTTTTTTTGGTTCTACCTATGCCTTTATTGCGCCCCAAATTACTAAACGCACTATACTTTAATTTATACAAATTTTCTTGATTATCCAAGGAATTTGACGTTGATTCACTTCTTTTAAGATATCCTCTATTAGATTGCTGTACTTTAGCAAAAGCTATCAAAGATGCAAATGCCACCAATCTATCTACGTTTAAGCCAGGAAAGTAAGCCAACATTTCTTTTAATAACATAGGATCAGGTATACGTTCTACTCCTAATGTTTGACTTATAACTGATCCATTAATATCTGTCTCCTCATCTATTTGTTCTCTTATAAATTCTATAGCATATGATATTAAATGATTTTTAAAAAGTGTTCCTGTATTTTTCCAACCATATTCTTGATATACTGTTCTATTTGAGCCAAGGTCTTTTAAGAATAATATTTGTTGTTTAGGGACCAACCATTTTTGTTTTCTTTTGGCAATCATATGCTGTATAAATAAAGATATATTATTCTCTACAACAGTCCATGCTTTATACCATTCAATAATTTTTTCTAACTGCTCATGTGTTTTATTTATATCATCATATCTACCACACCAAGCTGCTACAATTTTATCTTTTTCTATTATAGTTTCAATACCATCTGGTGTCTCTCTTCTTATTTCAATAGGATTTTTATATACAAATATACTACACAATGAATCTGACGTAGTAGTTTTACCTTCTGATACAGGGTCAATAGATGCGTAATACATTCCAAACTCAGGGTTTTTAACAGGTCTTTCCCAAACTACTAATACTCCCTCTTTATTATTTGACTTCTTATCTACAGGAAATTTGTTTATAGGTAGTCTGTTGCTTCTTTTTGCTACTATACCTTCCTGTTCCATTTCAAGTTCTATATGCTCATAACTGTAATCTTTGTCAGAGATTTTTTTCATTTGCTTCTGTAGTATACCTTGAGGAAATATAGATTGCTTTCTGTATGCAAAAGCTTCTGCTATATTCATTGGTTTCTGAGATATCCTAAGTTGAAACTGTTCTGGTGTTAGTTCAGCTTTCCATCTTTTTCTTTCAATTTTAATTGATTCTAAAGCCTCTGCAATTTTACTATTCCCAAAATCATCAATATAAGGGGGCATAGACCACTGCTCTGGTATAAACAGTCCAGCAAGTGCTGTAGTGCCGTCAGCGTCCATTAAATTAGTTTCTACGGCATATATATCATTAGCAATTGGATTAAGAATCATTTCTTTTAAAGGGTTACATTGTTCAAGATCTCCAACTGATCCTGCAGCTATAAACATACCAGTGGTCATCATACCTGAGGACATAGCGGGTCTTAAATATTCATACGTGTCCATCATCTTAGGTGCAATACCCGCTTCTTCATGAAAGAAGTATGTAGTTGGTCCACCAACTCCAGTAGTTGCATTTTTTTCAAATGATGCTCCTTGTATTTTAGATTTTAATCCTCTTGCTGTTTTTCTATTGTTGACTCTAACCTCAATCTTTTGTTCCCAAAGTAAAACTTTTTCTGGTGTACTTGGTCTATACCATGCTGTATGTTCATTTAAGAATGTTTTATATTCATCAAGGAACTTCCAAGATCCTTTGTCATTTATATAATCTTTTAATGATGCACCAATTTTACATACAGCTCCTTCTTCAAACCAATACGTGTTTATGATTTTGCCCATGTGAAAGTATGATGATGCTATCTGACGTTTTTTTAGAATAGCGCAATGCTTATTACCAAGCTCTGCTAGTATTTCATACAGTGCCATGTGATACTGAGCATCTCTAACTTTAGCAAACCCATATTTTTTTTCTTCCTTGTCATAGATAGGCAGAAAATTTAACCACATATAATAATCTCTTGTTATAAACCAAGTATTATTTTTTACTTTATAAATAACACCTAATCTACACTTGTTCTTTTGGTCATCCCAATAAGACATAAAGTCTTTTGATCTAAAAGGGGCACCACAATAGAACCCCTCTTTATTAAATCTACGTGCTTCAGCATTAAATATATATGCTGTCTTGTCAAAATTGTACTCACCCGGCTCCTTAAATATGGTCAATACAAACTCTGCTAGTTTCTTATCAGAACTAAACTTTGTAATTTTCCATTCTCCATTATCAAGCGTAGGTATATTATACATTTTATTACACTTTTATATCTTCTAAAACAGCAAATATATCACCTGCTGCTATCAGCAAATGGTCTTCTCCTTGATGTTTCATTTTGGTTGGTAATGCATAATCGGCGTATTGTATACAATCACCTACTTTAACTTCATCAACTTCTTTACCAATTGCAATGACATAACCTTTAAGTTCTTCTTGCCTTTGAGCTTCTGGAATCATAATGCTTGTGCCTTGAAAGTATGCATCTGCATCTTTCTTTTTAATAAGGACTCTTTTACCTACTGGTATTACTTTGGTTTTCATAATTTTAAATTTAATTTTACATTTGGTCATAAGCAAGCCCCTGTCCACCACGCACAGAGCTTTCTTGCTCAGATTTCATATCAGTGAATGCACCTTTGTAAGACTGTCTAATTTGTTCAAACTTAGCAGCGGCATTTACCATTGAGTTAATATTTCCATCTCTTCCATGCTCTATCTGTGTGACTTCCATATACTTAGCAAGTCTATCAAGCATAGATTTAATACCTACATAAGCTCTGTAGGTAGGAGTTTCATATAATTTTTTAGACATCTCAAGAGAATATCTAATCTTTGGATCTTCAGTAGATTCTTCTAATCCTATTTCTTCTATGATTATATCTTCCTTTTCATGTTCTGGTAAATTAAAAAAAGGGTTGAGGTCTGGGTTAGGACAAGCCATATAAAACAAATATTGATATACTTTCATATGTGTATCAGGATAAGTTTCCATTATATCCTTTAAGAACTTTAAAGTATAACAATGTTCTGTTGGCACTGCCTTAGCATTCTGTATGTCAAATAATCTTACTATCATCTATTCGTATATTTGTTGTAAACCTGTACAAGAAATAGGCCATCCTGTTTGTACAAAACCACCCTGAATTCTCATCGTTGCTACAGGGCTTGTTCCTGATGAATTAATACCGTAGTATCCATTTGCTAATAAAGTAGTTCCATCAGACAAGAATACTTTATTACCAGCTATTGGCAATGCTGCACTTCCATTATGTTTATAATTTTGATTAGTAATTGATGAACATCCTCCATTAAATGTAGTACCTAAACTTCCTACAAATGTTGCTGTAGGTGTACCTGATCCTCCTGTATTACCTCCATCATCTACAGGCCCACCACCGCCTGAGTCTACAGTTTCTCCAGTTCCAACTGATACTGGAGCATAAGCATTTTCATTCATTAATGCTACTAATTGAGAGTAAGGTTGTTTCACAAATAATATTGAAGTAGTATCTTTTATAAATACTACATTAACACCGTTTATATATGATTGAGTTACTACACTATAGTAGGGCGTAATAACTGAAATTAATTCAGAATGAACTACAGTGTCTCTGGGATCATTACATACAATTTTAGTTCCTGAGGGCCCTTTCACTGGATAAGGGTTTACTACTTTTAGGGTTACTTTTGGCATTATTTATTTTGTTTTAGCCACTTAATAAGTTGAACTACTTCATCCTTAAGATATGGCAGATTATACATTTTTATATTCTCAATAACTGGCTCTCCATCTACATGTTCATTGATTGGATACCCGTTTGAGTCTGTTCCAACTTGTTTAAATTTAACATGTTGAATTTTAAGATTGCCAACTCTAAGTTTAGGGTTGTGCTTTTTAATAATATACGCATAAATACTCAATTGTAAGTTATAATGATTCAAATTACAATCATCTAAATGACTAACTGGGTTATACATTTTACTAGTTATACCCTCCCAGTTTGTAAATCCTTTTTCTTTAATCTCTTTATTAGTCTTATAGTCTGTAATATTTATATAGCCATTTACTATTTCTACTAAATCTGCTTGACCACATAATCCTGCTGATTTCAGATACACTAATAATTCAGGATAAATACCATTATCTAACTTTTGTTCTGGTGCAATCTTCCCACCTTTTTCATTAAACTCAGGTCTAAATATAGGCAATGTACATCCATATCTAGTTATATTATCAAACTCTATCATATCAGCTTCTCTTTGATTATGATAAAAGTTACCAAGCTTTATGGCTCTATCTGTTTCATTCTTCCATGCTAGTAGTATTTCTTTTTCAGTCATACCATACCATTTAGAACGTCTGTTTTTACAAGATTTTTTAGCTTGAGCTTTTGCGTCAAACTTAGGTTTAAACATACCTATGAACCCTGTAACACTAGTCCAATTTATTTTGTCCTTGTCAGTGCTTTCATAGATGTGACCCTCTTCTTTAAATACAATTGCCAT